TATGTATACACATATATGCAGTCACCAGAAAATCTCTAAAAACCCTGTTAAGTACCTTGGGGCTATATCTTAGGGAATTATTCCAAATATTCCAGGCTATATCTTAAGGAATACCCTAGGGGGTATACTGTGCTGTTACCTAGTATATAGATATATATACCCCCTGGGTATACCTATGGAATATTATACACCCTCCTATCAACTTTGTCAAGACATAACCAAAATATATTTTTAATATGTACTTGACAATCTTGCCAAACAGTGTATAATATATAAACTATGGGTCTATCAAAGGGATCACACACAATAAGCTAACCTAACTATAGCCGAGGATTGTCACTGATACACCCACAACATTTTGGCTGTAGCCATTTTAAATAACTATGGTAAAAGATTACAAGGAAACCGATATATTAGAAAATGATCAGGACAAGTTCAATGAGCCTGGTTATAAAAAACTAAGCAATCCATTTAAATCATTTCAAAAAAGAAATGAAGAGATTGCTAAAGATATTGCTATGTCAAAAGATTCTGACAGCATAGAACCTCAAGATAAATTTAATGAGCCTGGTTATAAAAAATTAGCCAAGTTATTTCGTAAAGATGATTCTGCTATGGATAAAGAAACTGCAAACCCACTAGGCAGAAGAAAATCATCTGGTATGACTTCATCTGTAGAGGCTAAAGAAAATATTGAACCTAAAGTATCTGGTAAGTTAGACACACCAGTACTAGGGGATTTTAAAACTGCATTTAAAAACGCTAGAAAAGAAGGGTTAGAAAATTTCATGTATGGTGGTAAGAAGTTTTCTACAGCAACTGCTGAAGATGTAAAGTCAGCAGGATATGATAATCTAAAAGATTATTTAAATTCTAGATTTAAAAAAAAAGTGCAGAATGAAACACCAACGGATTTATCGTAGTATAGATAAACTTCCATTTAATGAGTTAATGGAAATAGTAAATGCTAGACATGGATTCTACTATAATAAAAGCTCCAGAGAAAAACTTGACAGATATGCAAGAGAAATTCCTCGAAGCATTATTTGGAGAAGCGAAAGGGAATCCAAAGCACGCAGCAGAAATCGCTGGCTACTCAGGAACAAGTTATCCAAAAGTAATTAGAAATTTAAAAAAAGAAATTATAGAATTGGCAGAAAACTACCTAGCCTTCCACTCTGCCAAGGCTGCTTCAAGAATGGTCGATCTCTTAGACGAAGATGGCACTACACCTCAAGCCAGTATACGACTAGAGGCAGCCAAACAAATTTTAGATAGAATAGGAGTATCAAAAAAAGATCAACTAGATATTAATATGAAATCTGTATCTGGTATCTTTGTACTTCCAGCAAAAGATGGAACCATTAAAGATTAGACGAAAGAGTAAAACAATTCCATTTGGATTTAAATTAAGTTCGGATCCAAGTTATCTTGAACCTATTCAATCAGAACTTGATGCTTTAAACGAAGCTAGAAAATATATTAAAAATTGTTCATACAGAGAAGTATCACAATGGCTTACAAAAAAAACTGGTAGATATATATCGCATGTCGGACTTAGAGAAAGACTCAACAGAAATAGCACCACCGAAGCCAAAGAAGACACTAACGAAAAAGCAGAAAGCTAAAACATCTGCAAAAGAAGCTCTAGATAGAACAAGAGAAAAAGTTGCAAGATTAGAACAAAGTTTAAGATCTGCAAAAGAACACCATCAAAATGTTAAAGAAAAAATATTAACAGTTAATAAAGCATTAGATGGTAGTGAAACAAAATTATTAACTGAAGATATAATTAATGATGTTCCTAAAAATATACAGGAACATATTAAAGATCAAGAAGTAATCTTTAAACCTAATGATGGTCCACAAAGAGATTTCTTAGCTGCATCTGAACGAGAAGTATTTTATGGTGGAGCAAGAGGTGGTGGTAAATCATATGCAATGTTGGTTGACCCATTAAGATATTGTCATCGTCAACATCATCGTGCATTACTTCTTAGACGTACAATGCCAGAGTTAAGAGATTTGATTAATCATTCTCAACGATTATACTCTAGAGCATTTCCAGGAGCAAAATGGAGAGAACAAGAAAAAGAGTGGAGATTTCCATCAGGTTCAAAAATAGAATTCGGTTACGCAGAAAACATGACCGATGTATTAAGATACCAAGGTCAATCTTACACATGGATAGGAATAGACGAATTACCTCAATATCCTACGCCAGATATTTATAATTTTTTAAGATCATCACTTCGATCTGTAGATCCAGAATTACCAGTGTTCATGAGAGCAACAGGAAATCCTGGAAACGTTGGTTCACAATGGGTAAGAGAAATGTTTGTAAATCCATCAGAACCAAACAAAGCATTCTTTGTATCTATTGATACACCTAATGGTGTAAGAAAAATTACAAGAAGATTTATTCCTGCAAAGTTACAGGATAATCCTTACTTAATGCAAACAGATGATTACTACATCATGCTTGCATCATTACCTGAAATACAAAGAAAACAATTTTTAGATGGAGACTGGGATGCATTTGAAGATTCAGCATTTCCTGAATTTAATAAAACAAAGCATGTTGTCGAACCTTTTGACATTCCTAAAGGATGGTATAAGTTTCGTGCTGCTGACTGGGGCTACTCTTCTCCTGCTTGCGTTCTTTGGTTTGCTGTCGATTATGATAATAATCTTTGGGTATATCGAGAGCTTTATGTGCAAAAAATAACAGCAGATTTATTTGCAAAAAAAGTATTAGAATTAGAAACAAACGAGCAGATTGCATACGGAGTATTGGATGCAAGTACTTGGGCAAAAAGAGGTGATGTAGGTCCTTCAATTGCTGAAACCATGATTCAAACAGGTTGTCGTTGGAGACCATCAGACCGATCACCTAATAGTAGAATTAGTGGTAAATTAGAATTACATAAAAGATTAAGTTTAAATTCAGATACACAAGAACCTGGAATTCGTATATTTTCTAATTGCAGAAATTTAATTAGAACACTTGGAACACTTCCAAACGATAAATCTAATTTTGAAGACGTAGACACCACTTCAGAAGATCACGCATATGATGCTTTACGTTATGGTTGTATGAGTAGACCAATACATCCATCCACAGGTAAAACATTTAGAGGGCTTAGTTCAACACACGACTTTGTGCCAGTAGATAAAAACTTTGGTTATTAAAACTAAATTATGAAACTAAAATCAAAAACTAAAAAGAAAAAAGGTAAAGGGTTTCCAGATTTAACTGGTGATGGTAAAGTAACTTTTAAAGATGTTTTAAAAGCTAGAGGCGTTAATAAAAAATCTAAAAAGAAATAACATTATGCCGTTATCAACTAAAGGAAAAAAAATAATGAAAGCGATGAAAAAACAATATGGTGCTAAAAAAGCTAAATCCGTATTCTATGCATCCGCTAGTAAAGGCACTATCAAAGGTGTCAAAAAAAGTTCCAAAAGTAAATAAAGAACAATTTCCATATCCTCTCGTGATAATTCATTGGGAGGATATAACAAGTCATTCCCAATGGGAAGAGATATCAGAAATTAAAAAGTCTAAAACTGCAATATGCTGTAGCGTAGGATGGCTGGTTGAATCTAATAAAGACACAACAGTTGTAATGGCAGATTATAGTTTTGAACAAGACCATAGTATAAAAGAAGGGGGATCTTACACCGCTATACCTACAAAAAATATTATATCAATAAAACAATTATCAACATAGGAGAACATCATGGGAAGAAAAGCAAAAATACAAACTGCATCAGAACTACTAGAAGATATTAGAGAAAAGATTGACGAGTTAGAGGATAAAATCTCTGACCTTGAAAATCATGAATGTGATGAATCTGAAGACGATGAAGATTTAGAAGATGAAGATCTTGATGATGATGAATCTGAGGAGGATGAAGAATAATGGTAGAAAAAGTATTTAATCCATTAGCTAAAGTAAAACAAGGTGATGAGAATGGTTCTGTACAATTGTCAGTAAAACAACCGACAATGAATATAGACTTTTCTAAACATGCACCACGTAAGTATGAATCTGAAAAAGCATTAGGTGATATAAGTTATCCTAAGACTAAAAAAAGAGAATACGTACAATCACAATTGTTTGCTAAAGCTGACGAAAAAGATTACTAACAAGGAGAACTAAATGAAAAATAAAATCAAGCAAGGTGAGTTATCACCTGCTAACGAATCTAAATTAGTTAGATACGGATTAGAAATTGATGCAAGTAAAAAAGTTTCTAGAGGCGATATGTCTTCTGGTGAATTTGCAAAGAAGAAATCTAAATCTAAAGTAGATTCTAAAATATTTTCAATGGCAGAAGAAAGAGATTACTAATATTTATTTAAATGGACGACAATCAAGATAATAGCAATAATGAGTTTGCAGATTATAGCAATCTTGTTGGTCATATTAAAAGTAAATTTCAAGAATCTGAAACTTCTAAAATATACGACGAAAAACGTTGGTTAAAATCTTACAGGAACTATAGAGGAATCTATGGTCCTGAAATGGCTTTTAGAGATAATGAAAAGTCAAGAGTATTTGTTAAAGTTACTAAGACAAAAGTATTAGCAGCATTTGGACAAATAATAGAAGTTTTATTTTCACAAGGTAAATTTCCACTAGGTGTAAAACCAACACCACTTCCAGAAAATAGTGCAGAGTATGCACATTTAAATCCACAAACATCTGGTAAGGGTGAATCAGAATCACTAAGACCTAAAGATATTATTAAAGATATTTATGGTTATGAAGGTGATGGAAAAGAAATTAAACCTGGAACTACTGCAAGTGATCTTATGCGAACTCTCGCACAAGATTATGATCAATTAGGATTTGAAGAAGGTTCAGCTAAAGCTGGTCAGCCACAAATAGAACCAGCAAATTTAGCAGCTGAAGCTATGGAAAAATTAATCCATGATCAGTTAGAAGAATCTAGTGCAGTAACAATAATGCGTCATACATTTTTTGAAATGGCATTATTAGGAACAGGAATTATAAAAGGTCCATTTACAAATTCAAAAACTTATCATGCTTATGATAAAGTAAATGGTTTAAATATACATATTGCTAAACAAAAAACAGTACCAAGTATTGAAGCAGTATCATGTTGGAATTTTTATCCAGATCCAAATGCTACAAATATTAATGACTGTGATTATGTAATTCAAAGACATAGCTTTAATAGACAGCAATTAGCTGATTTAAAAGATAAACCTATGTTTAATCATGAAGCAATTGAAGCATGTTTAGAAGCTGGACCAAACTATCAAGTAAGAGGATTTGAATCATCTTTATATGATAGAGAAAATATTACAAGTGTATATAAAAATAGATTTGAAGTATTAGAATATTGGGGTGTTGTTAATAGAGATATAGCAGAAAGTTGTGGTATAGAATTAGAAGAAGATCAACAGTTTGCAAATATTAACGCATGGATTTGTGGTGATCATATTTTAAGAGTTGTAGAAAATCCATTTACTCCAAAAAGAATTCCATATTTAGTTTGTCCATATGAAGTAAATCCATATCAATTTTTTGGTGTTGGTATTGCTGAAAACATGGAAGACTCTCAGCAAATTATGAATGGTCATGCAAGAATGGCAATTGATAATTTAGCACTATCTGGTAATTTAGTATTTGACGTTGATGAAACAATGTTAGTACCAGGTCAGGATATGAAAGTTTATCCTGGAAAAATATTTAGAAGACAAAGTGGTCAAACAGGTCAAGCAATTCATGGATTAAAATTTCCAAATACAGCACAGGAAAATTTAATGATGTTTGATAAGTTTAGACAATTAGCAGATGAAGCTACAGGTATTCCATCATACTCACATGGAACAACTGGAGTAATGTCAACAACTAGAACTGCTTCTGGTATGTCAATGCTAATGGGTGCTGCTGCATTAAGTATTAAAACAGTTATTAAAAATATTGACGATTATCTTTTAAAACCTCTTGGAGAA